TCTATTACTTCTGTGCAGTAGTTGCATTTAAAATCATACAGTGGCATTAGATAGAGTCCTCATTTTTTGGGTAAGGGAGTGTGACCATTGACCCACAGTTAACGCACTCTCCATCAAGGAAATAAAAGCATAGTTCACCTTGGTCAAATGCAACAAGCGCATGAAATACATCCCCTCCACATATGCAAACATCCCCAATAGATTCTCCTCGCAAATCCATAGCGTGTGAGTAATCCGTTGGATGTAGTAACTCTCGGATTTCTTTGACATTATCATTCTCCTGATTCGTCATCTTCTACCTCTACAGAACTGTCTTCATCTAGGTGTGGTCTGTACCCACCAAGATTTCTAATTAAAGAACTGACAGCACGCTGCACTTTCATACGTGCACCATCAGGGGTAGTGTTTAACTCTTCGCCTAACTTGCTCCACTCGCAAGATTCTGTACTAAACCTAGTTTTTAAAATAAACTGTTTAGCCTCTGACAATCTGTAGTATGCCGTTGCTATATCTGAGCGCAGTACTAACCAGTTGTTAGTATCTGTGCTTTCACCTTTGGTGAACTTAAAGTTAAGGTCTTTAATTTTAGTTGGTATCTCATAGGATTCTGAAATGATGGAGGGTAAGAACGCTTCAATAACTGAAGCATCGTAGTAGTACAAATCAAGTAACTCATAACCAACCGTCCGTGCCTTTTCGCGTTCGCAATAGGTAATTGCTTTGTTGCGAAGAGACTTGGCTATGAGTTTGTCCTTGTCTTTTTGTGGCAGTGCTGACCACTCTTTGTACTTAACGGGATGACTAACAAACCATATCCACAAGACTTGTTGTATGTCTTGCTGGTCAGTCATAGGGTATTTGCGCTGGTATTCGGCAGCAATTGCCACAACCATCTGCTCATACTCTTCTAAGTAGTCCACGTTATCCCTCTGCTACGCCTTCCCATTGTCGCCTTTGTACCAATAGTCCGATTATTGCATAGTTTGCTAGGTCAAGAAAGGTATCTTCAATACTTTCATAGTTGGGCGTGTCGTTACTTTTGTAGTAAAGGTTTTCTAATCGTGCCATCTTGTCGTGCATACGCACAAGCAGCCCGTTCATTGCACCACCTGGAGCATTGGCTATGTTAAATGGGCCGTAGTCTTGATGCTTACGTACCATAATAATACGTAATTCATTGAGAATATCTTCAAAGTTATCAAGGTTTTTCATCAAGTATCTCCTTAGCCTGTTGCTCAAAATCTATCATTGCTTCTTGCACTAACACTTCTTCTACTATCTTTTCTCCGTGCCCTGCTTCTGCTGAAATAAGAACTGCTGCCAGCATAGTCAACATTGTATTTGCTTTTTGTTGGTCTACTTGATTCATAACCCATACATCTCGCAGCGCATTAAGGATGTCTAACCCCTGGCGTTTAGAGATTGGTATACCTATGTGTCTAGGATTGTCTTTAATAAAATCCCATACTTCATTGCCATTATTCAGAAAGGCATTTTCGGATTCGTTCATTAATAAACTCCGCTCCTTGTAGCATTACTATACTATTTACGTCATGCCCTTCTGGCATTTGAACTATATTAACATTACCTAACTCTCGGCTAACTTTCTTGCCAAAATCCATACCTGCTGAATCACCATCTGCTAATACAATTACTGTATCAAAATCATCTAATATCTTGGAATAGAATGGCTTCCAGTTATTTGCACCTGGAATACCTACTGCTGGATGTGGTGTTTTAACAGATACTGTTATGCAATCTATTTCGCCTTCAGTCACACAGATATAGTCTGATGCTGTTAGCACTGCCTGTGCATTGAACATGCTGGTCTTAGCACCTGGCATACCCATATACTTTGGGTCTACATTACTCAACGCTCTGAATCTAATATCAACTACACCTGATGGTGTGATGTAGGGTATGGCTAACCTTCCAAGGTATGGTTCATGACCTGGAAGAGCGTCCTTTACCACTCCAAGATGAAAGCGTTGCGCCTCTTCTACCGATAGATTGCGTGTTGCTAGGTACTCTGTTGCTAGATGAATCTGACTGGCGTACTGGTGCGTTGCCTGCAAGAGAAATTGTCTGTGCGAACTTGATAGCCTCACGATATGTGCCTCCTTCCTTATAGATAATTAAATCGTATACATCTCCACTGACACCACAACCATGACATTTAAATCTTTCTTCTTCAAAGTTAATACCTGCTGATGCATGGCTGTCATTGTGGAATGGGCATTTAATTTTGCGCCAGCCGTGTCCCTCAGCAGGAACGGCTGCGCCTATATAGCGTAGATAGTCTGCGATACTATGTTTCACCCAAGACCCTCCTAATAAGAGCGAGCCACACGCTGGCAGGCATACTGCAATACCATTCTCCAACATCTGACTTTCCTTTCCGTTTATGCAAGACTGTTCCTGTCCACGCATTATCGTTCTTCATTTCTATTTCTAGTTCTTTAATCCAAGCGCTTAAGTCCATGCGGACATGGTTTTTAACCTCAATTGTTACTCCATTGACGCCACTAATATCGCCTTTGTCTAACTGTGCTCCCGCTATTCTGCGGTCTGCATAAGGAAAACCATTAACCTTCAGCCATTTAACTGCATCTGCTTCGGCTTTGCTGCCTTTACGCTTGGCTGGTGTACTCATTCTTCTGGTTGGTCCCTAACTTCTGTTAGTTCCCATCTACCTGTTTCTCCTTTTTTTGCACGCTCTTCGGCTATTTTTAATGATGATGCACGAATAACTTTTACTTTATATTGTGAGTATGTAACTCTATACTTTGGCATTATACTATTATTCCTTCCTGTTGATACCTGACTGGTACATCTTCTAGATACATAGAGTCTGGACTAAAAGATAGACTAACATAATTGCTGCCTGTTTGGTCTGCTCTACCGTATCTGTTCTTGACTGGTGCCACACATAAATATGTGTCGTCACCTTGTTTCATCTGACCAATAGTTAAAACCATTGCTGGAATCTGATTGACCATGCCCTGCACTGCGCTGCGTGGCTGGCAAGGATAGCCATCAAATCCTTCTTTTGTATGGTGTAGTACTAACACTGCTGCGTTGGTATCTCTGGCTAGATACTTGAGTTCTTTCATAACGGCACGCATTGCACCAAACTCATCGTATCCATCCATTGCTACATCCATTAGGTTGTCTACAACTATAAGGGTTGGCGACTTACCCCACACTGTTTCAAAGGCTGAGACTTCATCATCTAAATCTTTGAGTGTAGGACTAGATTCAAAGGACCAGAACAAATGATTGTTAAGTTGTAGTATTTCATGCGACCTAGCAGGGTCGCGCTTTAGTAGTTGTTCTGCTGCTGCCTGTGTCATCTTGCCAGTCATAGCAATCAAGCGCATAGCCATTGTGTGTGCATTGGTATCTGCTGAAAAGTAAAGTGTAGGATGTTTTGTTTTAGCAGCAATAGCCAATGCAACTGATGACTTACCTGCACCTGGGGTGCCTGCAATAACAGTTACCTCTGCTCTACGCAGGATAATTCCTGCTCTCTCAAATGCAGCAAAGGCAGGCGGTAATGGTTCCCCGCCTACCTCTGCTTTATTTATAGAGCGTCTAAGTGTTTTCACTTAATCTGTTCTGGAACGAATGTGTTCCATTCTGGTGAAGTGTTAGTAACATATTGGTTCTTACACTTGTCGAATGCACCCTTTGGTGCTGGGCAGAACCAACCTTTATATGGTCTGCCATCTTTACCCATACCTTGAATCGCTGTCATCTTTCCATGTGGACATGAACGGCCACCAATTGTAGGTGTTGGTGCTGGCTGTGTATATTCTTGGGCAGGAATTGTTGTTCCTGTTTCAATGATGTTGCCACCTAATGCTGCGGCAACTGCTTGTGCAGACATAACTGGTGCTGCTGGTGTTGATGCACCACGCACTGCTGCTTCTAGTTCTGTTGCTGCTGATGCAATCGCTGCGATTGAATGTGCAACTACATTGTCTAGTTCTTCTCCGCTTTCTGCACGGACTGTAACAAGACTACCTGCTGGTGTCTTAACTGTGATACTGATTGGTGCTTCTGTACTAGGCACTATCTTCTCCTTGCTCAAATGGAGTAGCCAAACCCTTTTGGTCTCGCCACTTTCTTACTTTCATTGCAAATTGTACACCCTTCCATCCTTCTTGGATGTCAATCCATACTAACTTGCAAGTTCCTGTCCCTGCTGGGGCATGAATGATGATTGCTTTTTCTTTATTGATGTCGCCCCATGTGCCACGGGTCGCCGTATCTATCATGTACGGCGAGCCGTTGGCGTAGATTGCTAACTGCATAGCAATATTATTTGGATGGTCAATGCGACCTGTCTTTAGGTCTGCAATAAACCTTTCGCCTTTATATTCAACAACTCTATCTGGTGTACCAGCAATTTTAAACTTGTCTAGTACTGTAAATTGTTCGATGTAAAGTTTAGTAAGTATGCTAGTTGCTTTTTGGTATGCAAGAATGTCTGGCATCCATTGTTCTGGTACTGCACCTAACTCTAAACCTAAGTCTAGTTTTTCTGTTAACGCATGGATGGCTGTACCAATTGTTGCTGCTTTACTAGCACCTGCTGCATCCATTGCTTCTTCGATGTATGCATTAACTAACTTGTTATCATCTGCTGCTACACCAATGGCTAGTAATAGGTCTGGTCTACTTGTTAAACCTATTGCTGCCATACGCATCTTCCATGCTGTTAATGCTGACGCATCATCAAGACTGTTGGCTATTGTGGTAGCACGGGTATATGCAATTGCTTTGCCACCTTTAGGGGGAACGACTAACGGTCTTCCGTATCTATCTCTTTCAATTTCTACTGGCATACATCTCCTTGTTATTAGTGTCCCGTGTTCGCAGATGGCGGGACCACCCATCCCCAAGTCTAACACATAGTAGAAATGAACAAACGCCTATGTGTTAGATAGCGCATGATTGATGGTGGTTATTCCCGTTCGATTTCGCTTATACTTACATCGTGGCTGTCAATGTCTAAGTCGTAGCCGCTGACTTCGATATTGTCATTAATAATATCTTCGGCTTCCTCTTTAGAGGTAGCCTTGATACCAGTAATGTTAACTGTAATCTCTACAGTTGCACACCAAGTTGTAGTAAGCATGTCTGAACCAATTGATTCAAGCAATGCGTTAACCTCATCGCGTGTAACAGTTGTTTCATCCTCATCAACAGAACCATCAAATGCTTCTGTAAAGTAGGCATGTACTTCAGTACGTACCTTCATTAGTTTTCTATATGCTTCTTGTGCTTCAGTAGATACTGCATCTAGCCTACGCTTAGTTGCAATGTCTGTCTTGATTAGTTCCTTCAGTGATTCTTCAGTGAAGTTATAGGTTGTGCCATCTACTGTAATTGGGTTTAAGTACATGTTGCTCCTTAGATTCCGACTAGTTCTAGTGCTCGTAGTTTAATGCCATCATTGCGCCCTGCAAGGGTAGCAATACTAGCATCTTTCTGAGAGTAGTGGTCAGCATATTCAACTACTGCTTGCCATAAACCAAACTCTGTATGACGGATGTTCTCTTGTGTTGGGCTATCTGAATAGATAGCAAATGCTTTCTGCCGTGCATTGAGGGCACGGGACTTGGCATTCTTTTCACCCTTGCTGAGTAGGTGTAGAGGTGCGTTCTCAATCTTAGATGGTAGAGCCCACACTTTCTTGAAGTACTCAGTTGCTTTGTTGATGTCTGCCTCACGCTGTAATAGATGGTTAGCAAGATTACTATACGCATCAATACTTGTGTAAGTCAAGTCAAGGATGTTTCGCATATCGGATACTGATAACACTGAGTTTTGTGTATGACGCAGTGTGTATGTGTGCGCTTTGTTCTTGGCACGATAGATACGATTGATTTGGTTGGCACACCACAATCGTTCGATGATAGGACGGATGACCACTGATGACGAACCATCATGACTAGTCTTGGCTAGTAAGAAGGCTGCGTGTGGGTCGCCCTTGATTTCCATTTCTTTTGGTAGTGACATAAGCATCCATACTTTTGCGCCACCATCATACTCACCTGCTGCTGCATAGCGAGCATCACCTGAATCAATTAAGCCGTCAAGGCAGCCAAAAACTTCCTGGTTTTGGAAGACTTTGTATTTGCTACCTACTACGCCAATGACTGACTCATTTCCATTTGCTTTTTTTACGACTGCTTGCTTGTTTGGTACATGCAAGAAGTCAGATGTATGCATATCAGATAAACCAACAGTCCAATTAAGTCCTGCTTGTTCTGCTACCTGTGCTGCACTACTTGCTTCTACTGCTACGCCAGCCTTTTGCCAGGCTGAGCGGTTCTTCACTACATTTGCTGTAGTCATGTGTCCCTTTCTTTACCATGAAGCCTGATACTCGAAGGCCCATCCTTCAGGTACATCTTCAATCAGTTTGCTTACTATCTCCACGGTTTTTTCTACGCCATGGAAATACCATTCGTCATACTCTGTGCTTCCAAAGAAAAAGCCACCACCTGTTGGCAGTAGTTCTTCTGCTTTAGTATGGTCTGCTAACACTTCTTCACATGCAATCTTTAAATCAATTAAAGAATTACGAGGTACATAAATAGGCTGGCAGTTATCTTCTCCATCTGCTAAGTTCTCAATAAACCAAGAATGGATAGCATTAACTTTACGCCAATAACCAACTTGAATAGATACCTGAGCAAAGGCTAGTTCGTTTGGGTCATAAGCCCAATCGTTAGCACCCATAAGGCTAGTTAGGATTTTGTAATCTGCATTTGGAAAACTAACTCCAGTTCCATCTGGATTTACTTTCCAATCACGGGATGAGATACCTTTACGAGCATACAAATACATATCCAATCCCATGATTAGATACCCATTCCTTCTTTAACTCTTGGATGTAGTTCGTGTGTCATAGCAACAAACGCACCTGATGGCCAGCCTGAAGTAAAGACACGGTTAAGTAGATTTGCTAGTGAGTAACTAGGGTTATGGACTATTGCATTATGAAGCATTTCTTTAGCAGAATCTACTTCTTCTAACGCGTATAGATTTGCAGCCAACACACTTGCAATAGGTGTAATAAACTTAGTTGGTACTGTGTCATACAAGTATGTTAAATACTTATTGACTGCTACAACTTCACGCTCAGATGGTAGACCTAACATAAAATCACGCAACTGAATGTCTTTCTGCATTGCTGCTGCTACCTCTGCAATATGGTCATCATCTGGTGCTGTACCTAAATCAACCTGTGTATAGATAGCGTCAGTTAAACGCTTGCGTTGTGTTAGTAGTTGTTCTGCTTTACCATTCTCATCCAAGAGAATAGTGTAGTAGTTTTCTATTTCTTCTAGTGTTACTGTCATTTCTTTCTCCTTAGTTTGTAGTTAGTACCAGCCATTGGTGCGCCAATGCGACCAAGCAACTGATGGTTTGTCGTAACGGTGCTGGATATAAGCCAGCCCCCGCTCAATCTGTTGCGGGGCTGGCGTTTCTGGGTCAAGGTTAAGCAGTTGTGGAATACCAAATGCAGAACTGTTTGGGTTATCTGCTGCTGGATTCCATGCTGATTCCTTGCCCCATAGTTTCATAAGTGCACGGTGCTCAGACATATTCCATTCGGGATATGCCATTCGCATGAACTGTTTTGCATATAGTTTCAGAGCACGGGGAGTCCAATGGAACTCGCTCATCTCTGTAGGTTTTGGTTCTGTGTGTGCATTTGTTATTGGCATGTGCCACGGTAGCAGCGACAAGAATGCTACATACCATGCCG